GGGCACCCCCGAAGTCGCCCGAGCATGGGCAGGCGGAGCTGCGGCTGTGGCGGGAGCTGTGGGCGATGCCGCAGGCGGTGGCGTGGGAGCGCATGCAGTGTGAGCGCGAAGTCGCCATGCACACCCGCTGGTCCGTGCTCGCCGAATGCGGCGACCCGAAGGCGGCGGTTGAGGCGCGGATGTTGGCCGACCGGCTGGGCCTGACCCCGAAGGCGCTGCGGACGCTCATGTGGGAGATCGTTCCCGACGAGGTCGCCGAGCAGCGCGCCGCGCGCGGTGCGACCGCCACCCGCAAGCCGGCCGCCGTCACGAAGCGCAAGCGCCCCGACATCGTGGCCGTCGACCCCACCGCGAAGGGCACCGGGGATGCCACCGGTTGATCGGGAGTTCGTCCGGACCGTGGACACGCCCGCCGGGCCCGGCATCCTCGACGCCTGGCAGTCGTGGCTGCGCGCGCACTACATCGACCCGTCCGACGTCCTGATGGGCCACCCGATCGAGCGCTGGCCCGGCGAGCGGCTGATCGTGTACGAGGCGCTCAACCGCGGCCACGACTGCGGCGCGGTCGCGGCTGCGCTGGCCGCACGCCGGCTGTCGCACCGCCACGCGGTGAAGCTGAACTCCGCGCCGCTGCCCTTCCCGACGGTGGGCGGCTGATCGGGTGCACGTCTGGCGGGGGCCGCAGGTCCCCGGCGAGTTCCCGACGCTGGGCTACGCGGTCGGGCAGTGGATCGAGGAGTACTGCGTCATCCCCGACGGGCCGCAGCGGGGCACCCCGTACCTGTTGACCCGGGAGATGTGGGAACACCTCCTGCACACCTACCGACTGAACCCGCTGGCGCGGGTGCATCCGCGCTACCCGCGTCCGGCGGACGGCCTGGTCAACTACGGCACCCAGCTCCGGCGGCCGCAGAAATGGGGCAAGGACCCGCTGAACGCGGCGAAGTGTTGCGCGCACGCGTTCGGCCCGGTGCAGTTCGACGGCTGGGACGCCGACGGGGAACCGGTCGGGCGGCCCGTGGACACGCCGTGGGTGCAGATCCTCGCGACGTCCGAGGACCAGACCGGCAACACGTTCCGCCCGGTCTACCGGATGCTGTCGGAGGGGCCGCTGGCGGACCTGCCGGGCCTGGACATCGGGTTGACCGCGGTGAAGCTGCCCGAGGGTGACGGGTGGATCGAGCCCGTGTCCACGTCCGCGACGTCGAGGCTGGGTAACCCGATCAGCTACGCGTCGTTCACCGAGACCCACCTCATGACGCTGCGCAACGGCGGGCTGGCGACGGTCCGGGCGATGAAGCGCAACCTCGCCGGGATGGGCGGCACGTGGGGTGAGGTGACCAACGCGTGGGACCCGTCGCAGGGTTCGGCGGCGCAGGAGCAGGCCGAGGCGAAGGCGCGGCGGGTGTACCTCGATCACCGGGCCGCGGACCTGCCGAACCTGACGAAGGCGGAGTTCGCCGACGACGAGATCGTCCGCGAACGCATCGTGATCAAGTACGGGGACAGTGCACGGATCGCGGGTGGCTGGGTCGACGAGGAGGGGATCCTCGACTCGATCCGGGACGGCATGACCGGTGAGGGCGAGTCCCGCCGGTTCTACCTCGACGAACTCACCATCGGTGAGCGCGACGCGGTCGACGCGGTCCGCTGGGATGCGCTGGCCCGCCCGGTCGCGGTGTTCGGGGACCTCGAACCGGGCGAGGCGGTCGCGCTCGGGTTCGACGGGTCGCGGGTGCTCGACTCGACGTCGCTGATCGCGTGCCGGATCTCCGACGGGCGCTGGTTCCGGCTGGGCCTGTGGTCCCCGGAGGACTACGCGACTGCGGAGATGCTCGCCGCGAAGATCCAGCCGAAGATCCCCGAGCATGTCGTTGAGCAGGCGCTGGACGACGCGTTCGCCGCGTACACGGTGTGGCACATGTTCGCCGACCCGTACCGGTGGCAGACCGTGCTGGACCGCAAGGCGGGCGAGTGGGGCAACAACCCGCAGGGCAAGCCGGTCTTGGTCGAGCTGCCCACGAACACCGAGCGGCGGATCGACCCGGTGATCGACCTGTGGGAGACCGCGTGTCGCTCCGGTGAGGGCGAGTTCACCCACGACGGGAGCCGGGACCTGCGCCAGCACGCGCTGAATGCGGCGCTGTCCCCGGGCACCCGCAAGCCCGAGCGGGAGGAACAGGTCGCCGGGGTCCGGCGCACCCACTACATGCGGGTCGTGAAGAAGCACGCCGGCTGGCGGATTGACGCGTTCGTGGCGGGGCTGCTCGCCACCGCGGCGCGGGCCCGTGCGATCGAGGAGGGCGCGCTGTCTCAGCCGGAGCCCGAGCAGTCCTGGGCGTTCACGACGGGCGGGGGTCGGGGGCGGTGACTCCCACCCTGGAGTGGTTGACGACGCGGATCGCGCAGGAGTGGGCGCACACGAAGCGGCTGCGGGAGGCGGGCATGCCGCAGGCGGCCGCGACCCATGAGGCGCGGGTGAACCGGCTGCTCGAACGCTACGGCGCGGCGGTGGGTTCGCGGCGCCCCGACCGATCGGTGGTGAGATGAGGGGCCTGGTTGTCGCGGCGCTGTGGGTGTCGCTGATGGTGGCGGCCGGGGGGGTGTGGCTGCTCGCCGGGCTGGGCTGGGCCCTGATCGGCGGGGGCGTGTCCACGGCGGCTGTGCTGTTCTTCCTGGTCGACGCGGACGGGCGCGCTGAGCCGGTCGAGCCGGGGCGGCGTGGACACGGCCCGGAGCCGGCGCGGCTGCGTCCGACGGCGCTGCGTCAGGTGGGCGGGTTGTGACGTCGCTGTACCGCCGGATGCGGGTCCGGGAGACGGACGCTCCGGCGCGGGACATCACCACGATCGACGAGTACATCGCGGCGGTGGTCGCGGCGACCCAGTCGGGGCTGTGGGCGACCCCGGTTCCGGGGGTCACGCAGTCGCTGAACGGGCAGGGCGCGGAGCCTGCGCCGACGAATTTCGTGCAGCTCGCGCAGCAGATGTTCGGGGCGTCCAGCGTGGTGTTCGCGTGCATGCTGGCGCGGCTGTCGGTGTTCTCCGCGGCGAGGTTCCAGTACCAGCGGTTCCGGGACGGTCGCCCCTCGACGCTGTACGGGAACCGGTCGCTGGCGATCCTGGAGCGCCCGTGGGTGGGCGGGACGACCTCGAACCTGCTGGCCCGGATGATCACCGATGTCGATCTGGCGGGCAACGCGTACGTCACGCAGGTCGGCGAGGAGTTGGTGCGGCTGCGCCCCGACTGGGTGGACATCGCGATGGTGGCCCGGACGATTCGCGGGGAGGACGGCGCGTCGCGGACCCTGGGCTGGCGCAGGATCGGCTACCTCTACTACGAGGACGGGATCCGCGACGACCGCGGGGTGGCGCTGCTGCCCGACGAGGTCGCGCACTTCGCGCCGATCCCGGATCCGCTGGCGTCGTTCCGGGGCATGTCGTGGGTCACGAAGGTGGTCCGCGAGGTCGCGGGCGACAACGCGATGACCGAACACAAGGCCCGGTTCGTGCAGAACGCGGCGACCCCGAACATGGTGATCCGGCACTCGGCGGCGACCACGCAGGCGCAGGCGCTGCTGGTCAAGGCGCTGATGGACGAGGAGTACGGGGGTCCGGAGAACGCCGGCAAGACCCTGCACATCGGCGGCGGCGCGGACGTCACGGTGGTCGGGAAGGACTTCAAGGAACTCGACTTCCGCGGCGTGCAGGGCGCTGGTGAGACCCGGATCGCGGCGGCCGCGGGGACCCCGCCGATCATCGTCGGGCTGTCGGAGGGGTTGCAGGCCGCCACCTACAGCAACTACATGCAGGCACGGCGGCGGTTCGCCGACGGGACCCTGCACCCGCTGTGGGGCGACGCTGCCGGCGCGCTCGGGCAGATCATCGCGGCGCCCCCGGCGTCGCGGCTCTGGTACGACGTGCGGGACGTGGCGTTCCTGCGTGAGGACTCCAAGGACGCCGCGGAGATCTCCCGCATTCAGGGCAGCAACATCCGGCAGTTGGTCGACGCGGGGTTCGAGCCGCCCTCGGTGATCGAGGCCGTCACTGCCGGGGACATGACGCTGTTGGTGCACTCCGGGCGTCTGTCCGTGCAGCTCCAGCGGCCGGGCGAGACCCCGGACGGCACAGCGCTCGACGACGGCACCGACC